AAAATGTCAAGCGAACAGATAACACAGGAAACTGTGCCTGTAGAACAGACAACTACAGAAGCACAACCACAAGCAACACAATCAACTGTTGCCAAAGCAGACACACCTGCACCACAACCAACTCAATCAACTACTTCATCAACAACTCAATCAACTTGGAAAGATTCTATTAGTGAAGTTTATAGAAACGATCCAAATATTGAAAAGTTTACTGAGGCAGATGCTTTAGCAAAATCTTATATCAATGCTGTAAGAATGATAGGACAAGATAAGATGGTTGTGCCTAATAAAAATTTTACTGAAGATCAATGGGAAGAAGCCTATATGAAAATGGGTAG